CCGGGAAGGTTCCTGATAGAATTAAATCCAACTCTGGCTGCAGGGAGCTGCATTAATGTTTTCGGTGTCGGTTTGGCTGATGGAAAGCATGTAATTGAGCAGGTGGTTCACAGCCTTACGGATAAAAAGTCTATTCTCAGGGTAAGGAAGCTATTGGAGGGATATTGATGACACAAAAAGGTATAGTTTCAACAGTAGATAATGCAGCACGTAAGGCAAGGGTAGCATTTATGGATAGGGATGAAAATGTTACTTCTGAACTTCCAGTATCCCCTCATGTGGGAGTTCTTAATGTAAATGATCTGGTAGCCGTCATATTCTTTTCAGATAGCTTGTCGGATGGGCTTGTAATAGCTAAGTTTTAAGGGGTGAGACATAGTGCAAATTGCTATTTTTGCTAAGAAAACATTTCAGGTCAGCAGCCGTAAGGTTTACACATTTGACGAATTTGCTACTGGCAGCACTCTTCAGACAGAGAAGCAGGATGTAGCCGGCAAGAAACCAAGTACGTATATAAAGGGATCGGACCTTGACAGTATGAGTTTCAATATTTCTCTTAATAGATCCCTAGGCATGAATGTCCGTGCCGAATACGAAAGCTGGAAAGCTTTAGAGGAATCCAAAGTACCGTACCCTTTTATACTTGGAGGAAGGCCATTCGGCCCTAATAAGTGGCTGCTAACCAGTGTCAACCTTAATGGTGTAAAGATAGACGGAAAAGGCGAGATTGTTTCAGGAGTGCTTCAACTGCAGTTTGAAGAGTATGTCCGGCCGGGCAGCGCACAGGCAAGTGGAACAAAAAGCGGAGGAAAGGCACCTGCAGTTAAAAACGGTTCTGAAAAGGATATCGGCATTTTGTTAAATACTAACACTGACAAGTCAACTCAGAAGAGGTCAAATCCTAGTGCAAAGGTTGCGGTCTCATCAGGGTTAAAGGTCTGGGAAAATAAACAGAGGGAAATTACGTAAAGGGTGATTACTATGCAGGTAGTTATTGATACATCGAGCAAATCGCGAATCCGCTGGGGAGTGAAAGGTGTTGACAGGGTTGTACAAAATATCACCAACTTACTTAACACTTTTAAATATGAAGTAGCTTATGACAGAACACTTGGACTGTCTGGCAGATTTGTAGACAAGCCACTTGATCAGGCTGTTGCTGAAGCTACTACAGAGATATATGAGCTCATCAGTGAGCGTGAGCCAAGGGTTAGCATAGAGGAAGTTCAGTATACAGGTATGGATGATAAAGGGAATATGCAGTTTAAGGTGGTGATAGACTTTGGCTGAGGAAATTAAGTTTGTTGAGACTGATACTCAAGCAATAGCGAACAAACTAATTCAGGATTTTGAAAGTGTATTGGGTGAAACATTGTATCCGGGAGATGAACGCCGGATTTTTTTATTGCAGATGTTACCTGTAATAGTTGGACTAAAGAATGACATTAATGATTCTGCCTCTCGCAATTTACTACGATACGCGATAGGTAGCAAGCTCGATGCCTTAGGAGATTTCTTTAATACAGATAGGATTCTCGCTCAAAAGGCACGGGTAACTCTTAGATTTACATTGTCTTCTGCTCAAGCACTGCCTATAACAATTCCTGCAGGCACCAGGGCAACACCGGACGGGAAACTGTACTTTGCGACTGCCCAAGCATTAACAATACCGGTAGGGCAGACTCAGGGTGATGTGATAGCTGAAGCTGCTGAGGGAGGAATACAATATAACGATTTTACAGCTGGTCAGATTAAAAACATCGTTGACCCTATTCCATATGTCCAAAGCATTGCCAATGTTGATACCAGTTCAGGCGGAAGTGATATTGAAGATGATGACAGCTACCGAGAGCGGATACGGTTGGCACCTGAAAGTTATTCTGTGGCAGGTCCAGAAGGGGCATATATATACTGGGCAAAAACTGCAGATATAAACATTTCTGATGTAGCTGTGACTTCATCTTCACCAGGGGTAGTTAAAATAACTGCACTCATGAAGGATGGACAGATTCCAACACAGCTTATACTGGATAAAATAGCTGCTGCAGTTAACGCAAAAGAGCGTCGGCCACTTACCGATAATACTCAAGTTGCAGTTCCTGAAGAAGTACCTTATGATATTACCCTTACTTATTATATAAGTAAGGATAGGCCAGCTGAAGAATCTAATATACGAAATGCTATTGAAGGCGCTGGCGGAGCAGTTGAACGATATAAAGCATGGCAGTATTCAAAGCTTGGGAGAGCAATAAACCCGGATTACTTAAGGCAGTTAATGTTAAATGCCGGTGCTTTCAGAGTGGATATATCAGCTCCAGTTTATACTGCGATTGATAGTGATGCAGTGCCTAAAGCTAATATTACGACTCTAAACTACGGGGGTTTGATATAGAATGATGGACCTTAAGAATGTAGATCTTATAAAGCTCCAGACTTCATACATGAAAAATGACCCGACAACACAGGCCCTTTGTGCAGCTCTTATTCCACAGTTCCAGCAGCTGGCGGATGAGGTAAAAGCTTGTTTAATTTACTCCCGGGTGAATGAATTAGATGATATAGCTCTCGATGAGCTGGCATGGCAGATGCATATTGACTGGTATGATTCTACTGCTGGACTGGAAACAAAAAGACAGCTTGTAAAGGATGCTATAACTATACACAGGTACCGCGGAACTCCATATGCAGTTGAGCAGCTTATCAGTGTATACTTTGGTGATGGTTATGTGCAGGAATGGTTTGAGTATGGCGGTGAGCCGTATATGTTCAAGGTAATTACTGCAAATACATCGGTAACTGGAGACCAGGCTGCTCAGTTTGCAAAGGTATTGAACTCAGTAAAAAATGTTAGGTCGCACCTGGAGGAAATTATTATTTCACTCACAGGTGAAATGCAAACTTACTTTGCCGGTGTTATGCATACTGGCGATAAATTAACATTGAAACAGGTGGTGTAGAAATGAGCTCATTTGGAGGAATAATTTTCACAGACCGTGGTAGAAATCTGCAGGCTAAGGCGCAAGCTGGTGCTCAGCTACAATTTACACGTATTGCTGTTGGTGATGGTCAGCTTGGTACAAGCGCTATTAAGGACCTTACAGCGTTAAAGAACCAGGTGTTGTCGCTAAATATAACAAAACTCAAAACACTTTCTGGAGGGAAGGCTGTTGTCGGTACCGTGCTATCAAATCAGGGGCTGGCTACAGGCTTTTATTGGAGGGAAGTTGGTGTGTTTGCCCAGGATCCTGATCTGGGAGAGATACTTTATTGTTATGGTAACGCTGGAGCTTCAGCAGAATACATACCTGCAGATGGCGGCACTGATCTGGTTGAGAAATCGATTGATGTAATTACTATTATCGGTAATACAGCAAATGTTACTGCGACCATAGACCAATCCCTTATATATGCTACTCAACAGGATATAGGTAACCTTTCAGCTTTGAGTACAACAGAGAAGACTAATCTTGTTGGAGCAATAAATGAGGCTTTTCAGTTTGCCAATGATGGTAAGACAAGTATCGCTACCGTTGTTGGCTCTCCTGCATTAAGTGGCGATACATTTACCCAGCTCAAAGATAAAATACAGGCAGTTAAAAACACCATAGCATCAAACCTGATAGCTAAGGGAGTTGCAGCAGTAGCGACAGAAGCATTGGCAGCTTTAGCTGATAAGATTGCAAACATTGTTCGTGGAAGTGGCACAGCTCTTCCAGGGGATGTAAGAAAATCAAAAACTTTCACGAATGACACTGGAGAATTGCAAACTGGAACCCTAGACTTGACTAATCTGGTATCTGGTAATATCCGAGCTGGTGTGACTATAGATGGAGTGCAGGGTAAGGCTTCGGTAGTGGATACAGCGGACGCCAATGCTACACAAGATTTTATTGTTGCTGGGAAAAGTGCGTATGCCAATGGAGTAAAACATAACGGGGGCATACCTCTACTAGGAAGTGAAGAATACCCTGGCTGGCGTAGGGCTTCCTACTCTTACGCTTCGGTAGCGGGTAGGTTACATTTGCGAATTCCGTTGGGCGCCTACCTTACGGGGGCGCCTAATCAAGGAGGACAACTTGGCGTGTTTTATGACGACCCTAACTTTAGCCCCGTAAATATAAAGTA